GGTCGTCCCGTCGCACCCGGTTCCCCTAGCGGGGCTATTGCGAATTGGTTACACCGCCCTGTCACCTGCGCGCTGCAGGTTTCAATTTATCGACGCATATCCCCCAAACCCCGCTCCACCACTACAGAACCGGGTCTGTAACCTGAGTTACAGCAGCACTCCAGCCTATGCCAAGCAAGGCGCCGCAGCCGGTGATGCCGGACAAGCTGGAGCGTTGGCCGATTGATCGGCTGGTGCCGTATGAGCGCAACGCCAGGACGCATAGCGCTGCGCAAGTGGCACAGATCGCCGCATCGATTCAGGAGTTTGGGTTTACCAACCCGATCCTGGTTGCGAGTGACGACGGGATTCTCGCGGGCCATGGCCGGCTGGCTGCTGCCAAGCAGCTGGGGTTGGCTGAGGTGCCGGTGGTAGTGCTTGATCACCTGAGCCAGTCGCAGCGGCGGGCGTATGTGCTGGCGGATAACAAGCTGGCGCTGAACGCCGGATGGGATGACGAGCTGTTGAAGGTGGAGATTGGTGAGCTGCTATCCGAGTCGATTGATCTCAGCTTGTTGGGCTGGAGCAGTGAGGAGCTATCTGATCTGTGGGGTGGAGATGACGAGCCGGAGGATGACGAGCCGGAGCCACCACCGATAGATCAGGGGATAGCGCTGGCCATTGTGCTGAGCCCTGAGGAGATGATGCAGTGGCGGAAGGCCAAAGCGGAGCTGGGCTACAGCACGGATAAATCTGCGTTCTGGAAACTCGTTACCGACCTGCTCGAAGAGGTGACGGCATGAGAGGCGACGGTATCAGGGCGTATGCAGGTGAGTTTCTGACCAGCCCCGCTGGGTTGGAGCTGAGCATGAACTGGTGCGGTCATGCCTGCACGTACTGTTTTGCCAATCTGTTCAAGCCTGACCGCCGGGCGGATGTTCGCAGCGTGGTTGGCCTGCTGTCGGAATACCGGCAACGGAAGAGTCGAGAGGCCAGGTTGCTGCAAGCCGGCGTGCCGATGCTGGTGAGCAACCATGTGGACCCGTTCGCTGGCACCAATGCGGCGCAGTTCGAGCCGATCTGGGAATTGTGCGTAGAGCTGGGCGTACAGCTGACATGGCAGACCCGTGGAGCACATAAGCCGCAGCTGAAAATCCAGGAGCGGATTATCCGCGAAACGCCGCGGTCTGTCTGGTACATCTCGATTCCGATGCTGGATGACGAGGTGCGAAAGCGGGTTGAGCCGTTTGCGCCGAGTATTGGCAGCCGGCTGGATCTGATTGATCAGTTGGTGGCGGCCGGTCACGTGGTGACGGTGGGGGTGAACCCGCTGACGCTGGACTGGATGCCGCAGGCTGAGCCACTGCTGGACACGCTGAAAGCCCGCGGCGTGTGGGGCGTATGGATACAGGTGCCGTACTTCAGCAAGAGCTTTAAGGGCAACCTAGGCGCCGATGCACGCGAGCGGCTCGGAGATGAGTTCATCAAGCGCTGCGGAGAGAAGGGGAACAAAGGCGACCTAGCCCATGCTGATGCGGCAAAGGCTTACGCAAAGGGCATCGGCCTGCAGGTGTTCTCGACGGACTACGAAGAGCCGACGCAGTTTTTTGATCCGTGGCATGAGGTGTACCGCCGGCCAATGCCGTACTGGCATCAGCTGATCAATGCGATTGATCCTGAGCTGGACGGTGCCGATGATGATGACTACGTGGTGGTAACGCGGGAGTATGCGCAGTCGGTGCTAAGCCCGCTGCCGGAGATGGACTATTCGGAGCCACTGCGGCATAAGCGCGCCAAGCACTACCGAGCGTTGACGGAGCAGTATCCCGGCGGGCCACTGCCGAAACAGGACGTGGATGGGTTCTGGCAGATCATGTGGAATGACGAGCTGTTCTGCAAGTCACTAGGGCCGACATCGTTCACTCGGTTTGCGCATGCGTGCGTCCGTGACGGGGACACGATCACTCCATTGCTGGATGACAACGGTGATCGGTTGATGCTGTATTCGCGTGCGGGGTGGAAGCATCTGTACGCCCAGGTGGAGGGGCTTTCTTAGAATGAAAGCGACTGTATTTGGACGCTGTCATGGCTGGCTACGGGGGAAGAGCGGGCAGCAGCCGCGGACGTGGAGGCGGTGGTGGCAGTGGTGGTCGTGGTGGCAGTGGCGCCGGCCGCGTCATCCCTGGCCGCCCAGGTCAGGTGACGGGGGGCAACAATCCAAGGGCGCGTGTGGCCGCTATGGCAGGCGGACGGGGCAGACGGCCCACTGCCGACAACAGATTTGTTCTGGGCCAAAACCGCACTACCGGAGCCGTCAGCCGCCGCTGATCGCTGGGCTCGGCTCCCCGGCTGAGCCATGAATCTCCAGACCTACGCCGCACACCGCAAAGCGCAGGGTTTACGCGGCGCTAGTCACGTGGCGGTATTGAAAGCGATTGATACCGGCCGCCTGACCGAGCCGGCTGTTCGTAAGGTCAATGGCCGCTGGCAGATTGATGCACCACTCGCTGATGCGCAGTGGGCAGGGAACACCAACAACATGCCCGACAGTGGAGAGCTGCCGGAGCCGCCAAGCACTCGTCAGCCGCACCCGGCTGATGGTGGGCCATCACTGGCGCAAGCCAAGCGCGCAAAGGCTGTGTATGAAGCTGAGCTCACCCGGCTGGCGCTGCAGCGTGAGAAGAAAGAACTGGTATTGGCTGATGAGGTGCGCCGGGAAGCGAGCCGGTTAGCCCGTCAGGTGCGTGATTTGCTGCTGATGATCCCTGGTCGTAACGCCGCAAAGGTGGCAACGATGCAAGACCAAGAAGCGATTCGCGAACTGCTGGAGAACGAGATCAATAGCGCATTGCGAGGGCTGGCGAATGAAACCGCCTGACGCGGCAGCGCTTTATCGGGATGCGTTCATCGAGGCGTTGCAGCCCCCGCTGGACCTGACGGTTAGTGAGTGGGCTAACCAGAACCGCATCCTGACCCGTCGCAGCAGCTCCGAGCCGGGCCAGTGGCGCACCGATCGGGTGCCGTACCTGCGTGAACCGATGGACCTGCTAAGCCCAAAGGAGAAACGTATCCGGCGGGTGGTGTTGCTGTTCGGCAGCCAGACCGGCAAGACGGAGGTGGGCCTGAACTGGCTGGGCCGCACGATTGCGCTGGACCCGTCACCGTTTCTGGCGATGTTCCCGACCGAATCGTTCGCAAAACGCCAGATCCGTCAGCGCCTGACGCCGCTGTTTACCGACACTCCGGCGGTGGCAGCGAAGCAGCTCAGCACCAAGAGCAGGGACGCAGCTAACGCCATGTTCCTGAAGGAATTTCAGGGTGACATGCTGGTGAGCATCATCGGCGGCAACAGCGGCAGCGCTGCGCAGGGGATGCCAGCGCAGAACCTCTGGGCTGATGAGGTGTCATCCCTGCCGCTGGAGATGGACGATAAGGGTGATCCGCTGGAGAACGCCGAGGCCCGTCAGACGAACTTCCCCGATCGCAAGGGGCTGATCACCAGCACACCAGGCAGCCGCGGCGCGTGCCGGATTACGTGGGAGTTCGAGACTCGATCAGACCGCCGCAGGTATGCCGTTCTGATGCCCTGCTGCGGAGCGCACGCGATTCTGGAGTGGCAGCACTTCGTATGGGACACCCGCGATGGTGAGGTGTTCTGCCAGTGCCCAGCATGCGGCGAGCGAGTAGAGCAGTATCACAAGACAACGATGCTGGCCGGTGGGATCTGGCAGGCCACGGCCAAGGGTGACGGTGAGACCGCTGGATTCCATCTGCCCGGATGGTATGCGCCTTATGGCTGGCTGACGTGGGAGAAGATCCGCGATGAGTTCCTGCGCGCAAAGTCTGACCCGTTGCTACTGAAGGGCTGGGTCAACAAACGCGCTGCCGAGGCCTGGGAGGATGAAAGCCTGGCCAGGGTCACCGCTGACGGCCTGATGGCCAGGGTAGGGGGCTATGACCACGGCACCTGTCCAGCTGAGGTGCTGGCGCTGGTGATGGCCGTTGACGTGCAAGACAGCTGGCTGGAGGTGTCTGTGTGGGGTTACGGCAAGGGTGAAGAGGCCTGGCGGATCTGGCACCAGAAGATTGAGGGTGACCCTGGCATGGATGACGTGTGGGAACAGGTGACCACGATTCGCGAGATTGCTTGGCCGCGGCAGGGTGGCGGCACGATGCGGGTGCAGTTCTGTGCAGTGGATACCGGCGGCCATTACACCGGCGAGGCGTATGAATACTGCCGGCAGTACAGCCGCGATGGGGTAGTAGCGATCAAGGGTTCAAGCCAGCGCGGCGCAACGGTGCTTGGCAAGCCGTCTAAACAGGATGTGACGTTCCGCGGTCGCACGATCAAGAACGGCATCACCCTGTACCTGGTCGGCACGCACGCGCTGAAGCGGACGATCTACAGCCGGCTCAAGATCGATGAGCCAGGGCCTGGGTGCATCCACTTCGACAATGCCACGACGGAGCAGTATCTGCAGGGGTTGACGTGCGAACGGTTGCAGCCGCGGTACGTGAAGGGTTTCCAGGTGCTGGAGTGGGTGAAGCCAAGCGGCGCGAGGAATGAACCGCTCGATCTCAAGGTGTACTGCCTGGCGATGCTCGAACTGCTGAAGCGCAGATACAACCGGGCAACGATGTGGGAGCAGCTTGCCGCCCAATTCTCCGGCCCCGTTGCGCCAGCAGTGGTGGAGCGGAAGAAAGGGAGTTGGCTGAGCCGTTGATCCGTAGCCTGATGCTGGAGGTGCCGCCATGGCTTACACGCAGCAGCAGCTGACTGATCTTGAGG